GGCCTCGATGAAGGAGGCATTGTCCGCATCTTCACCAAGAAGGCTTGGACCGGGATCGTCAGGCTTTCCGGTTTTGATGGTCCACGGCAACCGTGACCAGCGGCGCAGGCAGTTTGCCTGATGGAGCAACATGGCGGTGACGCTCTGGGGGGACGCCTTGCACAGGAAGGGGGCAAGTTCAGGAAGAAGCGAGTAATGTATGCCCTGTTTGACGATTACTTTTACTGCCGCCAGTGCGTCGAGCAGAATCGTTACGCCTCGCTCATCGCAGCCGGCCGCAGAGGCGACTTCTTCGGCGGTCTTCGATCCTGGAACCATTTTCTCAAACAGGTCAAGTTCGGCAGCCGCGGCCAGCATACACGGGATCTGGTAGGCCCGCATCATTTCGAGTAACTGTTCACCGTTCCGGATGGTCATCAATCGAATACTCCTGATTTATGGAATGTTTTGACAATAGTCATGGTCGTCGTCACCGGAAATATACGGCGTATCCTGATCAATGTCAACGCGGACGATCACCGCAGAACATGACAGGGCGATGATTGGCCGGATGCCATGGTGCGTCCGCGTGCCGCCGCCAACCCGGGGTGGGTCAAATATCCAGAGGTCTTGGATGGGGGTACTAACCCTTTCTGCAAAGCGCGGCAATTTTTTTACACGAATCGGGGTTACTAGGCGCGGTGAACGGCGTGTCTTAAATATCGTGGTTTGCAAATAAGAAAAATCCTTATTTGATTATCGATTACTGTGACCTCTTGAATTATCTTGTTATCAAAATCAATTGAGAGGTCATTACATGAAAAAAGAAATAAATAAGATTGCATTTTCCACGGAGGAAGCAGCTTTTGCCATTGGAACTACCCCTGCCGTCATGGCCAACTGGAGGTGCGCAAAGGTCGGCCCCAAGTACTACAAGCAGAACAGGAAAGTATTCTATTTGTACGAAGATTTAACCGCCTGGCTGAAGATGCATCCCGTCATTACGAAGGATGCTCACGACATCGAAGCCGCATAGGAGACAGCCATGGATCAAATACAAGAGCTCTGTGATGTCGACGAAATAAATCGCCAGGTCGAAGAACAGGTAGAAATCGAACGCGCCGAATATTCTTCGGGGCAAGCATGTCAGGGTGCAGCTGATGACGACGGGGGGCGCTGTCCGTTCAGTAGCGCAGATGTCATCGATGCCCTCAACCGGAATGAAGACGGCGATGCCTGGCTCTATATCGAAATACACAGTGGGCGCTTTTGTTACGACACAGCGGCCGGATGCTGGTACAAATGGTCGGGTCATTATTGGGAAGAGGACCTTCTGAACGATGCGCTGCGTAGCATCCGTGACGTCATTGAAGTTTATTTATGTGAACTGGATCGCATCTCAGTTGAAGAAAAGAAGGAGGTTACCTGTAAATAATGAGTAATTTGAATATTCTTGAAAAAAAGCGCAGGGACATATTGAGGCGTATCCAGTCGCTCCAGACGCTCAAGCGCAAGGGGGACGTTTTAAAACTGGTACGGACCGGTGAGGGCTCTCTCGCGATCGGCGGTGACGAGTGGGACAAAAACCCCATGCTGTTGGGCGTACTCAACGGTGTCATCGATTTGGAAACCGGCATTTTGAGGCCTGGAAAACCGGAAGATTACATCAAGACCATTGCCCCGACGATTTATTGCGGGTTGGACTGCCCGTCGCCGATATGGGAACGGTTTATATCGGAAGTATTCGATGGCGACGAAAAACTGGTCACCTATATTCAGAGATTACTAGGATATGGAATTACGGGACTTACCAACTACCACGTCATTCCGATCTTCTGGGGGCCGAACGGAAGAAACGGCAAATCGACCATCCTGGAAACCCTGAAGTATGTCCTAGGAGAAACCGCGCATAAGACCAGGCCGGAGGCACTTTTGGAATCACGGTTTGCTCCTTCTAGAGGGGCCGCCGATGCCGACACCCTTGCCTTCCGGGGCAGGAGACTTATTTGGGCCAGCGAAAGCGAAGAAGGCCGCTCATTAGAGGCAGCAAGGCTCAAGGAGTTATGCGGCGGGGATACGCTTAACGCACGCGCACCCTACGGGAAGCGACCGGTAGAATTTCAGGCATCTCATCTCCTTATTTTAATAACTAACAACAAACCAGCTGCCCCTGCCAACGACAACGCACTGTGGGAGAGAATTCATCTGGTCCCTTTCAACATGAGATTCGTTGATAACCCCTCCGCGCCTAATGAGCGCAAGGCAGATCACGATTTGCAAAATAAGCTGAAGGCCGAGGCAGCTGGGATTCTGACCTGGCTGGTTAAAGGGTGTCTGGAATTTCAAAAGATCGGTCTAAATCCCCCGGTCAGTGTCAGATGCGCCACATCGGAGTACCGTGCCGATGAGGATGACATTGGTCAATTCATCAAGGAAATGTTCATCTGCAGCCCTGATGCATTCGAGAAAATGGGCGATATTTACCATGAATATAAGCTTTGGCATGAACGTTGTGGTTTGCCCGGCAAGCCCCTATCGATGAAAAAACTGAGCCCAAGGCTGAAAAGCATGGGATTCGTACGCGACGATTCAGGGCGTAATGTAACTTTTAAGGGTCTTCGCCTCAGGAATAAGGAGGATGATTTATAACAGCACCGATGCACCCTTTGCAGGGATTTTCACTAAACTTTCTATAAGAGGATTTTAATATTTGTATAATAATAATTTTACCGAAAACGGCTGCAATGGATGCATCGGTGCATCGAACATCCTCAACTGCAGGTAGCGAACTGATCATGGAGTGACGATGGATCTTCTGGAATTGCTTGAGGCAGACGGATTTAGACTGAAGTTGGTTTCAAGAACCAAAAACGGAGAATACGCCGGTCCCTGCCCATGGTGCGGGGGAACTGACCGCTTCAGGGTATGGCCGGGTAGCAAAGGTGGGCGATATTGGTGTCGTCAATGCGAAAAGAAGGGCGATGGTATCCAATACCTCCGTGATTTTCGCGGATTGTCATATCGGGAGGCTTGCCTTGTTCTGGGTGAGGCACCAAAACACAAACCGACTTCTGCATGGCAACGACGGGCGCATACCCCGCCAAAATTCACGCCGAAGGAATCGGCACCCGCACCAGACGTTCGTTGGCGTAAGGAGGCAAAACAATTTCTTGGACTGGATTAATTTAAAAGGAAGGAGCGATTAATAATGAAACAAATTATAACGCAGAACCGGCAGGACTTGGACCGATTGGAAGAAGTCATCAGTAAAAATTTAAAGTCGTTTTATGAAGTTGGCAAGGCGCTGATGGAAATCAGAGACCAGGAGCTTTACAAGTTGAAGCACGGCGGTCAATATGAGACCTTCGAGGCGTACTGCAAAGGGGAGTGGGATTTCCGTCGCGCCCATGCTTACCGGCTGATGGATTCAGTAAAAGTAATCGATAATGTCTCCGAATCGGAGACAAAATCCCCGGTGAATCTCGAACAGACCCGCCCTCTTACTAAACTCGATCCGGAAAAGCAGCGCGAAGCATGGCGGAAGGCTGTCGAAACGGCACCGGAAGGTAAGGTGACGGCGACCCATGTGGCGAAGGTCGTGAGGGAAATTGCGGGAGATCAACTAACTGGCTTCGGAATTAAACCAGCTAAACCAGCCACACCGGACGACACCGTTGCTCTTGCAGAAAATGCAATCAACCAACTGAAGCGAATTGTAGATGGTGACCCTAACACGGACGCAGCACTATATCTGGTTGAAAACTGGATAAAGCAACAACGAGCGAAGAACGTGAAAATGTTATCTGCAAATATCCCTGAACTAAAAAATCATGGTGGGCCAGCAGCAACGAGCACTCCTGTCTCCGCCATGGCACAATAGCCGAGGTCAGACTGATGACGGCAATACAATCCCTCTGGACCGATGAGGGGAAAGAAGCACTGGCATTTTTGCACGGCAAAGGGTTGACGGACGACACGATCCGCGCTGCCGGATTGGGGTATAATCCGACAGACTTATTCCTTGAGCGTCAATCATGGGGACTGCCAGCAGAAGTAAATGAAAATACCAAGCCGAAGAAACTATGGCTGCCCGCAGGTATTGTCATTCCCCGCTTTATTAATGGAGAAATCTGCCGCTTAAGAATCCGGAGGACTGCCGGCGAGCCACGTTACGTTCTGGTTTCCGGCAGCGTCACTATCCCCATGACCTGGAACCTGGAAAGAAATGTCATAATCGTTGTGGAATCAGAGCTCGATGGGCTTCTATTGAACCAGGAAGCAGGTGATCTGGTTGGAATCGTCGCCATGGGAACGGCAACGGCGAAACCGGACAATGTGACTCACGCTGCATTCAAGCGGGCAGATAAAATTTTGGTTTCGTTGGATGCCGACGATGCAGGTGTAAAGGCAAGCTGGAGCTTCTGGCCGGAAACGTACGGTGCGAAAGTCAAGCGTTGGCCTTGCATTAGAGGCAAGGATCCATCGGAATCGTGGCGTAATGGCTTAAATATTCGCGCTTGGATCATGGCTGCTATAGGCATGGTTGTTGATTCCGAGAAAACCGAAAATGCTGCGACTGAACATCAAACATCTTCCGCAGACGTACAGTTAACCGCTTGCTTCAGTTGTGGTGGCAAGGACTATTGGATGCGTCAATCAGGATCGAAGTGGATATGTGCATGTTGCCATCCCCCGGCAACAGAGGCGATTGTCTTTGAACGAAGACAATTATAAAAATTATCAACCTTTTTTATCAGGAGGCAAAAATGGAAAACCAGAAAGAAGAAATGTGCCGTATCGTGACCTTGATCTCGAAGGAAGAAAAAGACCTGCTTTTGGCTTTGGCCAATAAAAATCTGCGTTCGATGAGCAGCTTCATGCGCCTTCTGCTCATCAAAGAAATTGATGAATACTCGGAAATTTAAAAGGACCAATGCCTGAGCCGCATGGCATGATTCTATGTGGCTCAGGAAAATGATGATGCGTTCCTCAGAGTAAATCAATTTTTCAAATCGCCATATTCGCCGGGAAATTTTCCGTTCTCAATGTTTTTGATGATCTGTTTTACGTTCTGCACCCTACGGGCATATGTGGACCAGATTTCACGACTTTTAGAATCTTCTTTTTCCCAGCTCTTTCCAATCATTTCAATAATTTGTTTGTAGGTCATCTTCTGCTTTAAATCGTAAATTTTCAAATAACATTCCAATTCCGTCTGCCGGAGTCGTTGCGAATGTATCGGTTGCGGAAGTCGAAGGGTCGCATTCTTTTCGTTTATCAAATTTTTAATTATCTTGGCAATATTGCTGCAATTCTTACAGCCCACATTGATTCGGACATAGATCGAGTCTTGATCAGCGTTAAAATAGCATTGGAGAATTTTGCGTATTTTGAGAAGGTCATTCATGGAGAGTTCGGTTTTATTTCTATTCTGATAAATAATGTTTAAAGTTGGAGTCATGAAATTTGAAAGGAAATGACTATCGGTTGACAAATTACTTACTGTGTAGCTATCTGATGTCATATGTTGTACATTTTGATTCCACCAATCGTTAAAATCTTTATTATGTATGTTGCCGAATGCACTATAATAATTCATAAACACTTGATATTTTACCTTATGTTTTTTTGTGAAAGCCATCAGTTTATCGGATGCCAATATCTGCATGGGATCCATGCCGGCAAAAGTATCGCAGAAAATCTTATACTTCTTGCTTTTTTTTAAATATTCCCACATTAAAAAATAATATTTTTTCGATTTAACAGAAATGTTCATCCTGCCTCCGGTCGATCGTTTTTAGATTGTTTTGAGTTGAATGTATTTTCCAGCAGCTCTGCTGCCCGGCGCTTATGGTCCGGGATGAGATGGGAATATCTTTCCGTCATCGCCGTGGACTTGTGGCCTAGCATTTCTTTCAGAGTTATTATGCTTTCGCCTTGGATCGCAAGCCAGCTTGCGAATGTATGTCGTAACGAATGAAATGTAATCTCCTGCCGTCGGTCGGTAATTCCTTTATTAAATCCCAACTTATTGACGATTAACCTGAAGCGCTGCGATATAGCAACAATCTTTTTTCCATTGCGGTCGGGAAATACAAGGCCTTCCGGTGTTCGGGGTTTACGCCGCAATAGCATTTCTTTGACTGCGCTTGTCATATAGGCATGACGGGTGGTTTTGTTTTTGGGGTCAATGATTTTTATAAGGTCGTTGTCGAAATCAAGATCATTACCCTTTAAATTGAAAATTTCACCAGCTCTAAGGCCTGTGTATAGGCTCAACAGGGCCATGTCATGAAGGCTAGGGGTCTGCATAGCTGATAACTCATTCAATAGCGTAGTCGCTTCCTTATGACTTAAAAAACGGGTCCTTTGATTTTGCACGACAGGCATTTTGACGCCCTTGATTGGATTTCCACCGTCATATAAATTCCATACCAGAGCCTTATTGAAAATTTGGCGGATAAGCACAAGGCAATGCTTTACCGTGGCAGGAGAATATTCTTTTTTTAAAAGTGATGCCTTCAGCCTCTCCAGTTCAAGGGGGGAAATATCATTCAATCTTTTATCAGCCAACGGTTTTTCCAGGCAATTTAAATAAAGCGAAATGTCGTCACGGCCACCACGAGATTTGTTTTTTTCTGCCCATGTTTTATATTTTGCCCATACGTCACTAAAAAGAGGGACCTTCTTTTTCTCTTGCGGAAGTTCTTCACCGTGCTGCATTGAGATAATACGTTCATTTCTTATTTTCCTGGCAAGCTCGGCAGAATACCCCTGTGATTTCCATCCTATTTTTTCCCAAGTTTTTTTTCCATCTTTCTTATAGCTTATGTCGTAAACGATATCTGTCTTTCCAATGATTCGTTCAGACTCCCTCTGATAGACGCCAGGAAACTTTGTTGCGTGGCGCTTTGTCTGTTCAGAGTATTGCTTATTTGCTTTTGTCATTTTCAATCCTCCAATTCTGGTGCTACCCTGTATGCTACCCACTAACATGATTAATGGTGATTTTGAGTTATTTCAATTTACAGAAAAAATCTGGTAAGTAATTTAAATAATATAATAAATTATGTCAAGTGATGATTAGTGAGAAGACTGGAAAAGCATATAATTCAGACTCTTAATCAGTAGGTTGTCGGTTCGATCCCGACAGGGCTCACCAAAAAAATCAAGGGGTTAGGCAATTAAAGCCTTCCCCTTTTTTCTTGCTCGGTTTGCTCCCTCCCCACTCTCTCCCCACTTTTTAATTTTTGCTTCGGCGGTGATCATGCCGGCCAGGGTAAAAACAAAACGTGTCATAAATACCTGCTTCAATCTTCCACTTGATCCCTGAAACGTTATTTAAGCCCGCCGGCGACAAGCTTCAGGCCGCCAAAGTCCTTTTGTGAAGTATTACGTCGAGGCGATCTCAATCGTGGCATGTTTGTCTTTTTGATGTCCTTTTCATCATCATAAACCGCATCCTTTTCGTTCACTTTCTGGAACGGCATGAAATCGTTGTCATTAAAATCAAATGCCTTAAGCAATCCATATAAAAGCATTACATTGACATTTTGATCATTTGATTCTTCGATATTTTTTAAAAATCTATTGAGCATTTTAACAATGTCCCTGTGTTTAAATATTTGGACGGTATCAAAATCTAATTTTCCTCTCGTAACAGGGCGTAATTTCCAATCAAAAACATAAACTCGCTCATTATCAATGTATCGCACCTTCAAAGCCATTTCATGCCTCCTAAAATAAAAGAGGCCGTGGAACGCTTACGCTCTTCAGAAGCGCCCGGCCCTTACGGGTGACGGATTCCACAGCCAGATTGATTTTAACGCGCCAATGTTGCCATTGGTAACGACACAAATAAAAAATGCCACTATCGGGTGACCTCCGCTGAAGTTTTAAGCGTCGCCAGAATACGTTTTTCTGAAAAAAAGTCAATTCATATCTGCATTGTCGGTCCGGTGAAGGGTGCGGCTGTGCGTGACTTTATTCCGTCCGGGCAGAATGGTTTCAATTGTTCCTCCAGCGCTGCTTTTACGATCTTCAGCTTTTCAATGTTGGCCTCGATCTTCCCGGTATCCGCGCCGGCTGCCCTGGCTTCCTTCAGGTTGTCCTCCATACACTTTTCAACGACACAAATCCCGTCATAGTCCTGCTGCATGGTTTCAAGCTGTCTCAATAACTGGTAACTCATCATTTTTTCTCCTTTTTTTAGTTTATTGTAAAAAGTGACCTTTTTAAATGCCCTCTAAGCGACGATCTCCCTGTGCCTGGTATGTTTCCCCGTCCCTCATGGGACCACAATCCAGATTTTCGCCTCCGGTTGGATCTCCGTCGATGCCCGGATCGCTTCGTTAAATTCCCGGGCGTTTTCGTATGCCCTGGACAATCTGTAGGCGATAACTTCCGGCTCGCTGAATTGAAGTTCATCGGTAAAAACCCATTTTAGATTTTCCGCTGCCTGTCGCGCCCAGTGCATTAATGGAATCGCCCGGATGTTCTTCTATTTCCGATGGCTGCTATTTCATCGTGCAGATTATTCCGAAAACATAAAAGCAGTTGCCGGACAGCCTCCGCCTGCTCTTTGGTGATACTGTTCATGGTGACATGAATATCGTTCTCAGGGTTTTCCAGAAAACGCATAACAGCGGCAATCAGCGTTTCGGTAGCTTCATGGTCAATGAAGATTTTGGCAAATTCTACTCTAAAGAAAATCTCCGCTTCTTTTTTAACCTGCTGCATATCCATTTAGCCTCGCTTTCTAAAGGGTGGGCAAGTGTGCCATTTGGCCTGATTGCCCTCGCGCTGTGCGCCTTCTTTGGTTTACAGAAAGGAAAGAGATTATCCAAACCATCCTGTTGAAGTCCGGTTTATTATGTTTCGCTCCCGCTGCGGTGGTGCCGGTGCCGGCATATCTTCCGGCTCTTTTGTGATGCTGGCTTCCAGCTTGTCAAAGTTCATGTGGACCATGCCCGCCCGATATGCCGCCGCCAGGCAATAGACTTCACAATCCAGGGCCTCATTACGCGGACCCGTTTTGACCCATTCCATCTTTGGAAATCCCTTGATGAATCGCGTGACAAGCTTTTCCGCGGTTAGTTGGATGAAATAATCCTCCCCGGTGCCGATCGGCCAGTGATAGCAGCCAGGCCCCGGCGTCGTGATCTTCAGCCTGGAATAAATCAGGTCCTTTGCCGTGTCGGTCCCGATCGGCCAAACCTGACAGCCATTGGAAATTTTCTGGCCATTCCAGGTCAAATCCACAGCCGACGGCTGCCCCACAATCGGCTTTCCGGTCTGGCTTGCGCCCTTGATGGCGATGGTCCGCGGTGCTTTCCGGCGGACGAACGCATAAACGTCATTGGTATGGTGGCCGCCGCTGTCAATGGCCGCGGATGTGACATGAAGTTCCCGGCCGCCGGCGTGTTGAAATGGTCTTCCGATCAGGTTGTCCAGGTCCTCCCAGACTTGCGGTTGTCCCGGATCGCCGAATAGTTCCCCCCAGTAAATCAACCAGCTTTCCTCGGCGCGCCCCCATGCCCGGATGACTACGGCCAGGCGGTTGTCCTGAACGTCGATGCCGGCGGTCAATAGAAGTCCGCCCATTGGGACCGTCAACATTTGATAAGGCTCTGCGCGCCCCTGTAACAAGCTCCAGTCCGGGCGATCCCCGGCCTCTTCAAAGGTTTCCCCCAGGCGTGTATTGACAAAGGTTTTCAAACGTTCCTTAACGTCTTTGGCTTCCAGAAACTCAGTGACAATCTGCCGCCAGGTAACCCATCCAAGCGGGCTATACAAAGAGGATAATTGGTAACCGCGCTTTAGTCTGTCCGGATGGGTGGGTATCCATCGGCCAGATTCCAGCATGGCCGTTTTGTGGTGTTCGTCAACTCGCTCGTGGCATTTTTGGCATTCATACCAGGCGTCAATAACCTTGCCCGTTTCTTCATCGCGTGAAAACCTGATTCCAAAGTCTGCGCCTTTGCCGCCCCATTCCAGCTTTTGGTATTCGCCGCAATGTGGACAGGGAACAAAGAAAAAACGCTGATCGGATTCCAGAAAGCTTCGCTCAATTCGGGAAATGCCCTTGATCGTGGGTGTGCTGACTTCAAAGATTTTCTTCCGCCGCCCAAAGGTATCTGTCCGCCGGCGCGCCAGTTCCGCCGGATCGCCTTCGCCCCCGATGTCGGCTTCAAAGCCGTCGATGTCGTCAAGGAAAAGGTATCGGATGGATTTGGACCGGAAAAATGCACCGGAATTGCTGCCCGATAAAAAGAGAATGCCGCCAGGAAATTCCTTCGTCTGGATGGTGTTTCCACTGTCTCTTGTGCGGTGTTCCTTCACCTTGTCTTTAAGGCGTGGCGTTTCTTGGATCGTCGGCTGAAGCTTCTGTTTGCTGTGGTCTTTCGCCAGTTCTGTTGTCGGGAAAATCATCATCATCGGCCCCGGCGAAACATCAGCGACAAAGCCAAACCAGTTATTTCCGATCTCCGTGAATCCGAGCTGCGTTCCCTTGATTACGCATATTTCCTGAACATGGCTTGATGGTGATAGGGCGTCCATGATCTCGCGGACGTATGGCGTCCGGCTGCTGCGGTATTTCCCCGGCTCACTGCTGCTTTTCTTGGGCAACATACGATAGGCGTCCGCCCAGGCCGTGACGGTCAAGTCGGCGTCCGGTTTTAGTCCGGCGTTAAACCCTGATAAATAGGTGGTGGTGGCGTCGAGGCTCATTTGTCATAACCCTGTAATGGTGTCTGCCGTAAGTAGTCAAAAACGTGTGGCCGTGTTTCAACCAGATATTCCAGGCCGCCGATCCGCGTGATGGCCTCCTGAATATCTGAAAGCTTCCGATCGTGTTTGATCGCCAGGATAATTTCGCCAGCGCGCCAATCCAACATAAAGCGTCGCCAGTCAGCGGGCCGGATGTGCCGTAAAATCTTAAAACCGGAATTTGTGAATTGAGCGCCGCCGCATACCGGCCATGTCCGGCGATAATGCTCCCCGTGTTCGTCAATGAGGATAGGGATGTAAAAACCAAACTCGCTGATAGACGCTGCAATCTTCTTGATCTGCTCTTCCGGGTGGCTTTTCACATTGTTTTGATATGGTTTTACTGCGGAAAGCTTCTTGTGCGTGATTTTCATTTTGCAAGGTCCTCGAGGGCGTTTCGGATTTCCGCCATCAATATCGCGTTAACCTTCGTTTCATCGGATTCCGCCGCCAGGATGGGCGCGATCCGGTCACTGATGTTCAACAAAGCGTCGCGGACGGCTCTGGCCTTGTTGAAGGCCGCCAGCTTGACGGCTTCCGCGTCAATTAACTTGCCGGACCGCTCATCAAGTTCCAGTTTCCGCAGTCCAGCCGTAAAACGCTCCTTCAATGTGCGCGCTTCATGGAATGACAGGCCAGACGTCGCGGCCTTTTCAATTATCTGCGCCGCGTCAACCTTTGTCGCCTCCAGGAGCTTTTTTCTCGGGACAATGTGTTTGTTCAAAAACTTGTCCGCCTTTCCTTGGTCGATGAATACGCGGTGACGTTCCCGGATGATGGCCTCTTCCGGGATGACTTCCTCCGCGATATACCGGCGAACGGATCGCCCCGTAAGGCCCCGGTGCTTGGCAAAATCTTCAATAGATACTTTAATCATTTGCTATAACTCCATGAAATAATGACGTAATTTTTTAACTCTGTATCTGGCCGAAACCCGGGCCCATGGCACCCGTATGAAACAAACCTCCGGGAAGGACCCGCTCATTTTTTCAAGCGCCATTCTAATTCGTGTTTAAATATTTGATCGAACTTCTGATTGACGGTCTTCCGAATGCCATCCATGATCTTCCGGCTGCCTAACAGGTGGGCGATGCCAGGGCCAAGAAGCTGTTTAACCGGAAGACGGCTCTTGCCTTCCCGCTGCATGACGGCGACATGACCGGATTTGAAGCGCGTCATAAAAGGTTTTGGATCGCCGCTCAAGGTCTTCCTTTGGCCTCTAATAACTTCTACACTTACGGCCCCGCCGCGGCCGTCTGTGGCCTTGCGTGTATATCGAAAAGCCTTCTTGCTGAGACTGACTCCGATCTGTTTCGCGCCGAACATGGAAAGCGCCGCGCCGCGTTTAAAACCCGTGATGATCGCCTCTAATCGTGATCCACTGGATCGCGTGGTAACTCTTAAGTTATTTGACAAGTCGCTGGCCTTGATGTTGTATTCTTGCCGAATCTGCCGGGATGCTGCCGTCTTTGCTTGGTCGGCCACTTTGTTTATAGCGCTGTTTGCGGCCGCTTGAATTTGCTTCGCGTTCAGCGTCTCCATTAACTCTTTGATTCCTGTAATCTCAATATTTACGTTCATTTATTTCCCCTCGCTTCTTTGGTAAAATCGCCATGCCAGTCCTGCCAGTCCTTCAGTCTCATCATAACCAAATCGTCGGCGTGACGGCTGCCGGTTGTGTGGACAATAACCAGAGGCGTTTTTCCTTCAGGACAATTCCTGACTGACTGCTGCATGAATCCGGCGCCGGCAAAGGAAACTCTGTCCTTCACTTCAATCGAGAAAGCTCCGGCCTGAACGTCGTCGCGCCCCAGGATGCCGATCCGCTTTCCACCGGTGATTTTGGCAATGGCTCTTTCGGTTCGTTTGCCGCGCCTTCTATTTCCCGCCGGGTTCATGGTTTCGCCTCCGCCGGGATGGTGGTTTGTATGGTTGCGGATTTCAGTTTTTCTTTCAGGGCGTCGGCCTTCGCCTTCGTCTTTGTCTCGATGTCGCTGACTTCTCCGCCCTCGATGTCGATCACTTCCTCATAAGTCTTCATTCCCATCAATACCTCGGGAACGTATAAACGGCCGAACAGGGTGGCGGCCCGGTAGCGCAGCATCAGGTCCGGCATTGTTGCCCATTTGCTCCCGGCCTTTGTCGCCCATCCCTCTTTCTTGGCCATGTCGATTGATACCGGCGGCGATTCCAAACGGTCCCCGGTGGCCTTCTCTGTCGCCCAGGCGATACACTGCTTTTTATCTCCCTCGCCGGTAACATCAAAGCGCAAAGGTGAAAAGCGGCCGGTCCCATTGATGGCGGCAATAATGAACTGACTGCTCCATGATGGTTTACCGTGGACCATGAAAAGGTTCTGCATTACCATCAGCGGCGATGCCCCGATCCGTGCGGCGATCTCAAGCGCAATGGTGGCATTGGCGACGTTTCCCTGATATTCCTTCGGGACCATCTGCGATGATGCCAATAGTTGCGCTGCCCGCTGCATCAGTTCAAAACCGTTCTTTGTGCTGAATCCCAGGCTGACGCTTGTCTCCGCCGGCTTATAAGGT